GTTCGTGTGATGGGCCTCTTACGAGACCGTAGCTTGGAAACTTACTTTTTTGGCTTGGCATATGGTATGTGGACTCATAGCTTTATAATGTTTATAAATAATTTGGTAAAGTTAGACTTTACACCTTCTTAATATACTTAGATATATTTCAATAATGCAATACATATTTTATTAATTTCTAGCACCAGTAAGCCAGTTGTATTTTTTACGCTTAGGCATTAAACTATTTTTTCTTTTTGAGCTTTTAAAATCTTCTTTACTGGTAGCTTGTGACTTGGGAGCTCGTGCAAAATAGTCTGCATAGTATAGGGCATCCATTAAGTCATCGTTTCTAGGTTTGGGGTGTTCAAAGAACTCGTCTACAAGCTCAGTCATATTACGTTGAATGTATAACTTCTTAGAATTAACGATAGGGCCTAGCGTTGTTTCGAGCCTATCTTCTTTTTTTATTCTATTTGGAGGTTTAACGCCTTTGAAGATACCGGGCATTAACCTTTTCTCGTTAGCACTCATGCGTGTTACCATGTCCCTGACCATCTCTTGCGCTGCTACTGTTTCAATCGTTACCCTTTTTACAGGGCTATACTTCTTTGCAATCTCTATAATCTTAGCTGGAACATCAAACGTAGGTATTCTTTCCCTGAAATACTCTAAAACATAGCGATTGTTATTTGAATCAATACCCATAACCATAATTACTTGAAAGTCTGAGGTATCCGATGCAGTAGCTGCGAGGTCAACACCAATATAGATATTGATTGGAATCATCTCATCGTGCTCAACAATGTAATTGAACTTGTTAATTAGCTTGCGCTCTCCTCCATAATGCTGTATCCTATCTATTTTAAAAGCTGCATTGGTTATATCACGAGCATCATTCATATACTCTTGAGCAAACTTATTTACTAGACCCGCTTCTATAAACTCTTGTTTCTTATGATTTAACTTAGATAACGGGAATTGCTCTGGCCATAAAGCTTTCCCATCTTCAACAGCACTGTGAAAGAATACATCCCATGGATATGACCGGCTATCTGTCTTTGCTTTTTTAAATCCATCGTACGTCATCTGCAAAAAGCTATCAAAATGTACAATAGTACCGGAAAGCCATATCCAGCCTTCATTTCCGGGTGACTCTTCAAGTGCAGGGTAAATAGTAGACACGACCCATCGTTTAATTTCATTGCGCCTTTCAGGTGTCTTAGTATTTAATTCAGATTCAAAGTCGTCTAAGATAATACCTGTATAACGCACATCTACTTCTGCACGACCTCTTAATCGCTGGCTTGTACCCTTGGCAATAATCCTATCTCCTTTGGGTGTAACCAAGTCTTTCTCTGTCCATCTTTTACCTACACTACCACCATCCATGTTACCAAAGTAGTATTTAATTGTTTTATTCATTTCTAAGTGGTACCGCATATACTTTAAATGGTCAATCGCCTGTCCTTGCTCTTCCGATACCCACGCAATGAAGTTTTGGTCGTCTTTACCGGAAAAACATAGTTTATGTAATATAGCTGACTTAGATAGAATAGATTTACCAAAACCTCTAGGTAGGATAATACAGATACGCTCACCGGGTTTGGTAGAGATAAGTCTTTTGGATACGGTATAGTGGCAAGCAGGAGATGCACTCTTGTGCATAAAGTCTTTAGGAAGAAAGGCTCTACCAAAGAATAGTAGGTCTTTATAGGATTTAGCTAATATCTCATCCCGGCGAATCATTTCATCGGGAGGAGGTATTATATTAAACGTCTCTATTGCTGGCTTGTCTTGCTTTTTGACGGGCTTTGCGAGCTTCTCTTTTTCTTTTTTGGTTTTCAAGAGATAGTTTTCGTTTTAAACGTTTGCGGTTTTTGGCCTCTTTGTTGGGCATTTACCATTTCACCTTATCTGCCCAATATGCAGCAGACATCTTTCCTTTAGCAATATTCTTTCTGTGGCGTGCTTTAAATGATTTACGTCTCATCTTTTGTTTACGGGACTCTCCGGCTTTGGGTTTACCAGCAGTTGTTACGCCTTGTTGTCCGAATCGTATTGTTTTTACTTTATCACCAACCTTAGCAACCACAACATGGCTTTTCTTTGGATGGTT